CTTGCCACTTTTCCAATGTGGCACACATTCTAAAGCAATCGGGACATTTTCAGTATTTTTCTGGGATTCGGCTTTATAATAATTAATAAATTTATTTCTGAATTCTATTCTTTCTTCTTTTGATAATAATAATAATAAATTACTGAATATGTGGATATGAAACCCTCTACTACCTGTTGAATAACAATTATAACTTATACCTTCATTTTTTAAACTAATACAAACTGTATTAACTCGTTCTTTTAATTGTTCAAATGTTTCGTTATTAAAAGGGTCAAAGTCTAAAACTATTTCATTTTTTAATAATGTTCTATGTGTTGCTTTATCTAGTTCTTCTTCTGTTGCGTTTAAATAATAAACCCATTTAGTGAAACCTTTAGAGCCGTCTGATTTAATATAATTAGTAAATATTCTAAAATTGGTCTGTTGCTTGCCTATGAAATAATACAATTCTCCAAGTATCCTATTAGTTTTATTCATTTTTGTTTTGCTATTAATAGTAATCTTTTTATTAAATCATCAAATGTTTCACTTTTCTTTCCAAACTCTAAAAGATCAGTATGTGTTTCAATAGATATTTTTATTATTTTTTCACTCATTATATAAAACCTCAGTATAATTTCTTATTACTGTCTTATATTCATTCATATATAAAGTTTTTGTTTTTTTTGTCTTCTGCTTAAAACTTTTAAGCAAAGATTAAAATATTTAAGATTCTTGCCACCCTATCCAGCTTTTCCACCGTAAAATACCCTAAGGCGGAGCGTTGACCCTCTCCTATAGGTAAAAACAGGGTGGTTATGTTGGATAGGGTGGCAACGGTAATGTTTATGAAAGCTTATTTTTTGACTAAAAACTTCAAAAAAATATATAAATAAAAAACCCTTTTGTTATATTTATAGGGTGATTTAACAAATGAGTTTTATTAAAGCAATAATGGGTTTAACTGTATCAGTTATCGTTACTACTACTGTTTTAGTACCAACTATCAAAGATGTGAATGATGATGGTTATACTAGCGCAGAGAAATCTATGGTCGTTTTAGCTTCGTTAATAGCAATCATAGGTTTAGTATACGGTATTGGTAGTGCTTTCGGAATGATGTAAACCAGTGTTTATAATCAGGTATAGCAAAAAGGTTAAAGGTAACTTTAACCAACCCTTTTATTTTTTTTGTTAGATTAACTAAGATTCATTGAGGGTATAAAAAAAAATGATAATAACATTATGGATAACATTATTAATTCTTTCTTTCTTATTAATTATAGTAGGTTACAAATTTAGTGATACAAGTGTTAGTGATATATTAATAATTGTAGGTTGGGCTTTTGTTTGTCTATTAGGAATAGTTCTTTTAAGTAATGCTTTAGAATTTAAAACTGGTGAAACAACAATTGAGACTTATACTTATAATCCAAATAATACAACAGATACAATAACGAAAGTTACAAGTAATGTATATACACCTTTTGTACAAGAAGGTTCAGGAGCTTTAAAGAAAGCTACAGATACTCACGTTTGGGGATTTTTTTTAATGCTTAGTGGCTTATTTGGTAGTATTTTATTTTGGTTTGATAGAAAAGCTTACGGTAAAAGATTTAACGAGGTTAGATATGAGGAATAAAAAGAATAATAAAAACAATCGTCTTATGAAAATAAAAATATGGGATGATAGTGGTAAACCAGTATTTAAAGATAAATGCAAAGCTAAAGACTTAAGTAAAAGTTTTGGTAATATATTAAAGAAGTTTAATTAATATGGTCAGTGAACAATATAAAGCTTATTTAAAGACGGATAGAGGAAAAACAGCACAGAAAGCTAAGATCGAACATTTAGAACGTGGTAAAAAACAAGCTAAGAGTAAATCTTCTAAGAAAAGAATACAAAAAAAAATAGATGAAGAAAAAAGATTAAAAAAAGAAGTTACACCTATTACTCCTAAATCTTATATTGTTGATGGTAAAAAAGTTAGTAAGGCTCAGTATGAGCAAAGCGTTATTGATAAGTCTAAGAAACTTAAAGAGGGTGAGAAACTTGTAGCTAAAACTACTATGTATAATAGACAATATCAAAAAAAAGAACAACCTAAAACTGTTAAAGGTGTTGATGTAAAAAAAGAACAACCTAGGACATGGCAAGAAACAGAAGATTTTAAACAAAAAAAAGAAACATGGCAAGAATATTACGATCGTAAATATAAATTAAAAAACAAACCTACCCAGACTTTACAACCTATTATCAATAACAAGGGGCAAATTATAGGATATAAAGACACTTCTACTAAAAAAAGTGTTTTAATACCTAAAGGAAAAGAAGTTACAGAATCGGCTTTATTAAAAGTTGATAAAAGTAGAGCTGTTAGTAAAGAAATAGAGAAAAAAAACAAACAAACTGATAAAATAAAAAATTTAACAAGTTCTGTTACTATTCCAACCCAAAAAGGTAATTTTATGTTTTATCCAGGGTATTTTAGAGATTACCAAAATTTCGCTAATAAAAAAATTCAACAATCTAAATCTATTCTAGTTAAATCTTTATTTGGTGCTTCTAAATTAGTAATAGGTGTTGCAGAGCCGATTCTAGATACACCATATTATGCTACAAAATTAATTACTACTACTGGCAAGAATATTATTCCAATACTATCAGATCTAAAAAAAGAAGGATCCAGATTTATAACTTTATCTAATAAAAAAGATGATAGTTTTAGTTTAAGCATTTCAAAAGCACTAAAAGATAAGAAAAATGTAAAATCTGTAAAAAATATAATAAGTAATAAAGTTTCAGATACAGTTTTAACAACTTCTATTTTAGCAGGTGATTTTTCAAGAGATGTAAAAAAATCTTTTCAAGAAGATCCTTTATATGCTGGTGGGTTTACTACTGGATTATTATATGGTGGTAAGATTCTTAACAGTGCCAGTGAATTTTTTTCTAAAACAATCGTAAGTACACAGTCTAAATTAGATAAAATGTTACCTTCAAGACCCTATTATGTTGAAAAATTACCAGAAGGTTTTGAAGTTCATAAAGGAGAATTTGTTCAAGATTTATTAAAATATAAAGGTGAATCTTTTGAACGTGGAGGAAAAGTATTTGGGGTTAGAAGGGTACAAGAATTTGAACCTAAAAAACTATTACAAGATCCTTTAGAACAAAGTTCAGCCTTTATTGATAAATTAAAAGGTAAAAAACCAGGTCAAATAAAATATTTTGATTCTGTAGGTCAAGACATTTTATTAAGGGATGTTCCCAGTGAATTTGCAACACCTAAAACAGAGTTATTAATACCAAATCAAGGAACACAAACTGTTGCAAGTGTTACCCCAGATAGTAAATTCTTAGTAGAAGGATCTAAAAAGGGTGGATATACCAGTATAAGTGGAGGTGGTCAAGAATTAGAAACTATTCAAGGTAGAGCTGGTGTTGGTGGTGGAGAATTAGGACAGTTTTTTAGCGTCCCAACAAGTAAAGATATAGCAGGAGTTAAGAAAGGAACTCCTCAAGTTTATACTTATTATAGTGGGGTTACAGGTTCAAGTGACTATACAGAAAAACTTCCTTTAAAATTTACTTTAAAGAAACCTAAACCAGGAGTAATTTTCCAACAAGAGAATATTAATGTTCCTATAACAACAAAAAAAGGTTATGAGGAATTAGCTCAAGATTTAGCAGGTTATACTGAACCTAGTACTTTTCAATTAAGTGCTTCAACTATTAAAGGTGTAAGATCAGAGTTAGAAGTTATCAAAAGTCCTCAGACTTATACAACCTTAACAAAAACAACAGATATAAACGTACCAGGATATTCTAAAGGTTTTAATATATTTTATGGTAGGAATGTACCTTTAACAAAAAAAGGTTACCATGAAGCTTTAGATGCTAACATTAAATTTTTAGAAAATCGTATAACTGAAGTTAAAAATATTATTAAGACTTCACCAGAACTTGAAAGTAAAGGTAATATTATAATTAAACGTGAATTAAGAAATATTGAAAATATTAAATTGGCTCAACAAGGTAAAAAATACAAAAATGTTCCTAATTTAGATTCATCAAGTAAAGAGGCATATAATAAGTTTGAGGATTTAGGCTTAAGTCCACAAAATTCACCAAGTTATAATTATGTGACACCTAGTGATTTAATTAGTAGTAATAAACCCATTATTAGTGGTGTAGCTATTACTGTTTCAAAATTATCAGCAGATAAAGAAGAAGTTATTTTTAGCGATTCAAGTAGTAGTCCTAGTACTAAACCAAGTAGTAGTCCTAGTATTAAACCAAGTAGTAGTAATAATAATAATTTAAATATTTCTTCTATTAGTTCTAATATTATTTCTAGTAAAGTTATTAGTACTAAATCAAGTAGTAGTCCTAGTACTAAACCAAGTAGTAGTCCTAGTATTAAACCAAGTAGTAGTCCTAGTATTAAACCAAGTAGTAGTCCTAGTATTAAACCAAGTAGTAGTTCTAGTATTATTCCTAGTATAATTGAAAGTCAGATACCTCGTGCGTCATTATTTCCACCATTTAAGAAAAGTAATAATAAATTTTCCACTGGTTTTGGTGTTGAAGTTCGTAAGAAAGGTAAGTTTAGACCTATTTTTGGGTCATTTCGTACAAAAAAAGAAGCTACTAGATTCGGTATGTTTAAAGTTGGTACAACTGCACGTGCAAGTTTTAGAGTAGTTGATAAGAAAACTGGTATTAGAAGAAAATTTAGAGGATCAGGTAAACCTTTAGATTTTTATAAAAAAGGTAATGTTTTCATAGAGAAACGTGGTCGTCGTATTAAAAGTCGTGGTGAAGTTCGTGAAATTAGTTTAAAAGGTGTAAGAAGTCAAAGAAAAGGGAAAAAGTTTAAAATGTATTAGGTGATTAAAAATTAACACAAAAAAAGAATTAAAAATAAAGTTAAAAACTGATAAAATAAGAAAGGAAAATAAAAGGTTATCAGCTAAAAATAAAATTCGTTCTGATTTGTATAAAGCTAAACAAAGAAGAAGGATTCTGAAACAAAAGATTAATAAACGTAGATATAATAATATCAATAAAGCTATTAAACTTGTTTCTAAAGAGATAAAAAAAAATAAATCTAATAAATCATCTAATAAAAAAAGAGAAAAACCTAAAGGAATGTGGGGTGAATTATATTAAGATGAATAAAAAAGGTAATACTTTTGTATTATTTTTTTGGATATTAACATTTATACCATTTTGGGTTTATTTCTTCGGACCTGTACTTAGTGAATGGGGTAAACGTGCTATTATTGAGAATAATATGATAGGTATAGAAGCTTTTCTATATGGAAACCTTAATCTAGCAATATTCTTTTTTTTATTGTTAGTAATGTTTGGTGTTGGATTTGTAGGTGATAGAAGATGAATAAAAATAATATTCTTTTTTCAATAATTGTAATTTTAATAACATTATTAAGTATTGGTTTAGTTAATGCTGTACCAACTGATGGAGTTAGTTTTTATCCTTTTGATGAGGGTTCTGGTTCTACTCTTGGTGATAATTGGGGTAGTAATGATGGTTCTATTACCAGTGATGATGTTGATATTTGGAGTGGTATTGTGCCTACTTTTGCTGATGGTGTTACAAGTCCTGATTATAGTTTAAGTGGTAATGGTGAGGATTATGTTGATTTGGGATTTACTCCTGATACTGACGATTTCAGTATTGCTGGTTGGGTTAGGTTTAATAGTGTTGCTTCTTTTCAAGAAATTTTTACAACAGTTCAAACATCAACTAACAGAGATGGTGTTATGTTAACTCTTCACGATGAAGTCGGTTGGAGAATGGGTTTTTATAATGATAATGATGCTTTTATTAGTGTTACTGAGGGAAGTGTTAGTTCTTCTGTAGATACTTGGTATAATATTGTTCTTAATTATTATGATAATGGAACTGCTAAACTTTGGGTAAATAATGCGAGTATGATTAGTGAATATAGTGCTACTTCTTTGAGCACTCACGATAGTAATTTACATTTAATGCAGGATTATGTGACTATTACTGGAGATACTCTTGATGGTTATGAAAGTTATTTTCAAGTTTTTAGTGAACCTTTAACAGAAGAAGAAATTAGCAATTTTTATAAAAGTGGAAGAGTAGATGTTACTTCTTATTTTGATATTATTAATACTAATTCTATTAATAATATGACAGCTTATTTTAATAGTACATCATATTCAACAACAAATGGAACTATTGTTACAGGGATAGAAAGTACAGAAGAATTTAATATTATTATGGAATCTAACCAAGGTTATTATTTCAATAATACTTATACTAACTATAATATTAGTGAAGATTTAGAAGTAACTTTTTATGAATATCCATATGTTTCAACAAATATTAATAATTTTACTGCTACTATTGACGGTGTTGATTATATAACAACTAATGGCTTGGTTTATGTTCCTTTTAATTCTAGCAAAACCATTAATATTACAACTAATCAAGATTATTTTAGTACTAGCTTCGTTCATGATTTTAGCGATTTAACAGATATTAATAAGACTTTGGTTGAGTACCCCTATGTTAATGTTAGCAATTCGTGGACTGGTGAAACAATAGAATCTTTTAATATTAGTTTTATAGAGAATGATTATGAATTAATTAATAGTGCTTGTGTTTATTATGGTGGTACTTGGCTTAGTGAGTATAAAGAATGTGAGAGTGTAAGTTCAATGACTATTACTGAGTCTGTTTGTGACCTAATGGGTGGCACTTATCACGAGGGTAGTAGTTGCAGAAACTCAGATCCTGGAGATTACTGTGTAAGTTCTGTAGTTTATTGGTGTTCATTTGAAGAAATATCAGAAGAGTATTCCAGTTACGTTACTTATTTGACAACAAACGGTAAAATATACGTTCCAATCAATCAAAGTGTAGATTTAACAATAAGAGCAGAAGGATATTTTAATACTAGTTTCGTTCATGATTTTACAGACAGTAATGATTTAGAAACAGAACTGAATCAAAGCATAATCAGAATCGAAATAACAGAAAAATATTCAGGAAACAACATTACTAATTGGGTTTTATTAAATGGTTCAGAAGTCTTAATTAATACTACGGATAATTATGATATAGTTAATCTAGCAGCAGGACAATATAACGATTTAACATTAAAAAGTAATATCGCAAGTTTTAGCGATAGAATGATAGATGGATTTAATGTCTCAAGTCTAGATAATAAAACAATAAGTTATGATTTTTTGCCTACTGAGCTAAGTATTATTGCTAAAGACTTTTTAACAAATACAACCATAAATAATTTTAGCGTTAGTATAAATAGTCTTAATAGTTCTCATTCTGGAACTTATAGTATAACAACTGGTGAATTAGTTTTTGGTGTTATAAATAATGATGATTATAGTGTAATTATTGATGCTATTGGTTATTCTTTATTTAACAATACTGATATAATAAACATTAACGGTAACACTAATAAAACTTTTAGGTTGTTCACCGAGAATAGTATATTCTTTGAAGTATTTAATGAACAGACAGGCGAACCTATAACAGATTTAATTGATATAGTTATGGATGGTGATTATAAGAGTTATTCTTTTAATATTACAAATAGTACTCATTACATAGATGATATTATTGATGGTGTTTATAGTATAAAAGCTAGTTATAATGATAGTATTAAATATTATAGTGTTACTGTTGGAGATAGATCATATAGTGATGTTAACATATTCTTTGGTTCAAATTATAATAATGTTAGTTTTAGTTTTTTAGGTGGTAATACTGGTAATATACTAGAAGATGTTTATTTTACTATGAGTAGATACATTAATGGTAGTTTAATGGTTGTTGGTTCGGGTATTAGCAATATATTAGGACATGTTAATATGCCTTATGTAGAAGGTACTTACTATAAATTTATAGCAAGTAAAGATGGTTATGCTCCTAAAGAGTTTACTCTTGATCCTATATTTGAAGATAAATATTATGTTAGAATGTATGTAAGTAGTGAAGGTGAATTAATATCTGATGGTGTTAGTGTAAATTATAATCATGATATATTCGTTTATGGTGAGAATAATTTTAGTATTATTTTTAATAGTCCATTAGGTACTTTAACAGATTACAGTTATACATTGGTTTACCCTGGTAGTAATTCCTCTGATAATGGTATTAACGCTAATGGTGAAATATTTGATTTCGCATTTAATATTACTAATGTAGATATAGGTTCATACGTTAAATTAATCTATAATTATAATACAACTATTAGTGATCAAGTTACTAAAACTATATTTTTCCCTGTTACAATTAATAGCGATGACCCAGGTTTGTGGAGTGGTATAGGTTCTTTTTTGGGCAAAGAGGGATTATGGACTAGAATTATTTTAGTTACTATTATAGTTATATTTTTAAGTGGTTTTGCTTATCTTATAGGTGGTTCAACTGCGAGTTTAATTATTGGTATGTTAATATATACTTTTTTTGTAATTATTAAAGTAATACCGTTATGGAGTATATTAATAACTTTATTAATTGGATTTCTATCAATTATTAAATTAGGGGGTGACTAAGTTGGGTAGTATAAAGATTGTGATGACTTTATTAGTTATTTTATGTGTTGATGTCATCCTGTTTTTAGGTCAGATATCTGCTAGTAATATAGGAGATGAATTTAATTTAGATTCTCCTAATTTTTTTAACGAGAATTCAAGTTTTTTAAAAAAGTTTGATGAAGGGAATTATAGTATTAATAGCAATACTAGTGGTGTTTTACCTATACCTGAGGATAGTGTGAGCAGTGAGACAGGTAATGTATTTACTGATAGTGCTAAAAGTATTACTAGTTGGTTAAAAGATAAAACTAGAGGTGTTATTACTGGCTGGGATTATCTGGTTAGTTTTTTAGGTGGTCCTACTAAATATTTAAGTGATATAAATGCACCTAAAGAGTTTGTTTTTGCACTTAGTGCTTTATGGTATGGATTAACATTGTTGTTATTAATTTTAGTTGTTTTCAATAGGTGATAATATGGTATTTTATGATAGTTCAAGTTTTTTAGGGGGTATGTTAGAACAGTTCACTATTAGTATTAGTGGTAGCTTAGCATTAACATTGTTAGCTGTTTTTATCTTTTTAATAGGTTTATTTATTATGTTTAGAGTACCAATTAATATTATAATAATATTATTATTACCGATCACATTATCTTTTATTGCTTATGAAGCTAGTGGTTTTTTAGCTGTAGGTGGCGTAGTATTAATGTTCGCTGGTGTATTGTTAGCTAGAAGTTGGCTTATAAGATAAAAACGTTATGGGGGGTGAATAAATTGAAAGAAATATGTAAGAAAATCAATACTAAAGATATAGGTAAAGAAGAAATTAGAGTAGGTAAAACTAAGAAAATTAAGAGTCCTAAGGCTCTTTAATTTTTTTAGTTTATATTTCTAGTTTTACAATAAGGGCATATACTTATACTCTGATATCCTTCTAATTGATGATCCTTTTCATTATATATATTTTTACACATAAAACATTTTATCATTTTTATTTGTATAGTTTTTTGAAAATATTAATTAAAACTGGATCTATTTTCATTCTTTCGTATTTCTGAGTTAAAGCTATACATCTTTTATTATCACTATTATATAATTTCATCATTGATAATTCTTTTTGCATTTCTTCCCTTACTTGTATTTCTTCTTTTTGTCTTCTACTTAAATATATGTCCTTCATTTTTATTCCTCTATTTTATTTAGATCTTTAAAATCTATTATTGTAATTAATATTAATAATACAAAATATATTAATATAATTATAGCTTCTAAATACATTTCACCATTAGCATTAATATCAACTATTATTTTACCACCATTTTGATAAGCTTTCATAAATATATATAAAAAAACTGTTACAAAACTTGAAGTTAATATAAAAAAAGCTGCTTTGATTTGTTTTATCATTATTTATACCTCTATTTACACTTTAAGTGCGGCTTATTTAGTACAAATACGCACCTAAATTATTGTAACTTTTACTATTTAATAAAAGTTGTAAAAGTTTAACCTTTTATATACCTTTCATATAATTCATTACAAATAGTATCAAAAATAAAAATACCTAAAAAAATAACATAAGGTATAATAACTATAAATAATAATATAGTCAAAAATATATCTAACAATAACGAATGACTAATATTAATCATAATGCAAATAATAAAAATAAATACTATCGAAATTACAAGTTTAGATTTATTTCTCATTTTCTTCAACTAAAAACGAACGTTTTTAACTATCCGTTATTTTTAGCATTTCTTTATAAAAGAAACACTATTATTGAGACCCCCCTTTTTTATTATTATTTTGATTTATTTTCTGAATAACAAAACCGATTATCATACCAGCCATTAAAGTTAAACAATATGTAGTTCCAATTATTGCCCATATATATGAATTCATTTTCTTAGTGTACCTCTACTTTTTCTTTGAACTTTATCTTTACCACGTTTACCAACATTCTTAGCAAACCTTAAACCCTCTTTTGTTCTCTCACTAATGATTGATCTTTCGTATTCGGCAAATGCTCCTAAGATCTGCCATTGTAAACGGCCTATACTAGAAGATGTATCTATGTTTTGGGTTACTGCAACAAATTCAACATTCTTATTTCTAAATTCATCTAACAAACTAATCAGATGTTTTAATGATCTTCCCATACGATCAAGTTTAGTAACAACGACCATTCTAAATTTATAATGTCTTAAATCTCTCAAAAGCTCATTAAACATTGGCCTAGACACTTTAGCCCCGCTTATTACATCAGAATAGACTTTGTAAATTTCCCATCCTTGACTCTCACAATAATCTCTGCAAATCTTTTCCTGTTTTCTTTCATCTTGATCAGCTGTTGAAACTCTACAATAAATAGCAACTTTCATTTTAACCTCTTATTAAACATTTCTTTGTAATTGTTTTGTTCATCTGTCCAAATTCTATATACTCCAGGAAACGTATAAGCTAACCAATGTAAAATTTCGTTGTAATCTTCATCTTTATTCATCTTGATACACCTCTAGATCATAATCACCAAGACTAATAACATTATCAGATTGTTTTTCTACACTAAGCCAGACATAATTATCTAAATTATCACTATCACCATCTTTTAATTCATATTTATCCTTAACATCTAAAATATTATACCTAACTTTAGTATGTGGATTATTCTTTATTTCCTTTATCATTATACACACCCTTAGTTAATTTATTAAACACACTAAACAAAACTTGTTCTGTTTCTTTATTGTAATCAACAAACATTAGAATTCACCCATAATATGTTTAACAGCCTCAGTATCAACACTATAGTTATCTATAATATAATTAATAGCTTCTTCTTTACTTTTTAAACCAGCCAAACTCTTTACTAAACCAATTTTTTTATTATGATCTTCTGATAGATCAACATTTACTACTACCATTTAATTGTACCTCCAATTATAAATAATACCTTTATTAACTCTTTTAGCAACTATTGGAAACAACCAGTTAGTAAAAGGTGTAACTAAACATATAACAAGTACCACTAATAGTATTTGTAATCTTGATACTCTTATTTTATGTGCTCTACCATAAGTTTTGATATTTTTATAATTCATTTTATACTATATTAGTATAAACTACTATATAAATGTTTCTATAATAAACCTAGAACTTTTAAGCAAAGATTAAAATAAATAAAAAAAAGTAGTTAAGGGGAGAATTTTATATATATGTCAGAAAATAGATGTGTAATCCCCCTTAACCACCTATTATAAACAAACAAAACTAATATATAAAGTTTTTTAATCTTCTTAATAACCAACACGAATGCTACTATCACTAGTAACTTTGTTTTTAATATATCCTTTAAATTCTTCGATCTGTTGTTCATTAAAAAATCTCTTATTTTTATAACGTTTGGTCGGTATAACTTTATGTTTTTTACATGCTTTATTAATCCATTCAACACTCATGCCTATTTGTTTACTGATAGCTTTAACATCTTTTAAACCTTCTAATTGTGTAACACTTTTATGTAAAACATCCAGTTTAGAATTTGTACTAAATCCCTCAAGTTGAATACTACGTTTAGAACTCAAATCTTTACATCTAAATTTAAAGTTCGGTCTAGTTTTAACATAAGCTTTACCAACAACAGGGTTTCTTTTACCATCCTTTAACGATTGTAATAAATAATGAGCTCTATATACACTATAAGCCCATACAACATTATGAGTTCTAAATTTATCACCTACATGGAAAAGACCTCTTACAATACCATTATTAAATAAATCGTTATCTAAAGTCTTAATACAAGGCATAACCATAACAATAATAATTTTAAACGCTCTACATACTTCAAATACCCTATTTAATTGAGCATTAAATTTGGTTAAAGCACCTCTACGGTTGAAATCACCTGCTTCATCATATACAATAACATGTAAACCTTTTTCATGACAAATTAATAACTTCTCTAATAATTGATCTCCACCTAAAGCTAACTGATATTTAAAGTCTATTGGTTTACCATTTAAGAAACTTGCACACTGAACTGCCAGGGTAGTTTTCCCTTTACCTAACCCACCATCTATTAATAAAACACTTGCTAATTTACGTTCAAACACTCTGTCTTTCCACATCTGTAAGTTATCAGTAACTATTAAATTCCCAAATGGTGTGCCTGTTGATTTATAATATTTACATATTTCCATAATAACACCTAACAATGATTAGCTATATTCTCATCTTCTAAACTTAAAGTATCAATATTCTTTCTAGTATCCCATTTTAATAATCCCTTCTTGTCTAATATTATATTGATAACCCTGAAAGCTAATATAATATTTTCAGGATCATCACTATTATATAACTCTCTTAATAAAAGTAAAAACTTTCTTTTACCAACTTCACCATTAAATTTTTTATCTATATTATGTTCTATGCCTACAGTATTAAAAGCTGATCTAATTGTAGGTTGTTGTAACCTATTAAAAGAAGGTTCTAATTCTATTATTAACATCTTAAATTTAGATATAAGATCCTTCTTTATGTTACTATAAGTGTGTCTATTCTTCTTATTCTTACTATTATAATGATAATAATTAGTTAAAGCATCTAAAACATCATCTCTTTTTTGTAAAATATTAATCTTAAGTATCAAAGTGGGACTTTGACCTTGATATTCACCTATTAATCTATTATTATTCCCCATTTTAAAAAATCCTCCTGATTTGGTAATATAAACTTAAGTAATTATTTAGTAAAAAAGTAACAAAAAGACTAAAAAAAATAAAAAAATACTACTTTTTGGGTAATTTTAGCCGCCATTTTACCGGAATGGACAATGTTGCATTTAAAATATCAAGTTCCTTAAGTTTAACCACTTGAAACCATATAGTCTCTTTACAACGAGGTTTACCATACAATTTTAATCCCTTATATATCTCATTTATAGTATAACTCTCGTTTGGTTTGATAATATGTTGTACCTTTAGCCATTCTAAAACAACCTTTTTACACATCCTATCACCTTTCTTGTTTAAATTTAGGTTTAATATTTAATCTTGTATTAAGTATCTCTTCTTTACTGAGTAAACGTTTCTTACCTTTATAGTTAATTATATCTTTAAGGTTAGCTTTAGTAGCTATCCAAAAAAACAATCTAGTTCTGAGACCTAAATCAATAATGATAAATATTAAACCTAAACCTATCAAAAAATAATTACTTGCATTTAATATCCTATCCCCACCTAAATAATAATTAACAATATAATAACTAACTATACTAATACATATTAAAATAAAACCAAGATAAGAAGGTGCATGGGTAAATTTTACTTTACCCTCGCACTCATAAACTAATCTATCATCAAATGTATGTGTACTTTGTTTAAAATTAACCATTAAAGGACTATTTTTAAAACGTTTTGTATGTCCTTTAATATAATTTAAAGTTGCATCTGTCTTTTCTATAACATAACCAAATAACATTTATATCACCTGATTAGTTAATAACTGGTATCTCAGCAACTAATGTCTTAACATTATTTAAAATTGCTAAAACCTGGTCGGCTAATAAACCATTACTATATATTATATAAAATATACCTAATAAAGTAACTCCACTCAATAATAAAATAATAATCTGAAATTGTTTCTCTTTATTGTTATGTGGATCTGTTAATGCCCTTATAAGAAGGTTCTCTTGTTTTATAGCATCAAATCCAGCAACACCACATAAATTTGGTTTCATTAATATATTACCTATCTCTGTATATCTAACGCAATTAACACCCCAACTACGAAAAATATAATCTTCAGCCATTTTTAACCTCTTAACCTTACTCTTATCCTTACCTGTGCTTGTTTTATCACTAACTATTAAATATCCATCAATGTGTTTGCCGACTACATGATAGTTTTGTATTGGATGGATAACCTCACATAATACCAAACCACCACGACTTGCAACAACTTTAACTAATTTAAATAAAAATCCTCTTGTTATCCATTGTACCCAAACAATAGGAATAACTAATACTATTAAACATATAATAATCCAAATAATAAATTCTTCCATTTTAATAAAAATCCTCCTATACCCTATTTATTGGTTGGTGAAAAATACCACCCTTCTTAACATTTTCAATCTTCTCATGATGTTCTCTTGTAAGAGTTTTCATGATATTCCTAAAAAAGCCATTATGACTCTGACTTAATTCTATCTTACTAGCAACTCGATTCATACAAACAACAAAAGCATTATTATATCCCTCATTTAAAAAATCACCACCGAGTTTTAGATAATGATCACAATATTTAACTTCACTAGTTTTTAAATTACCTAAACGTAAATCTCTAGTGAACATTTGTAACTGTTGCCATATATCACTTTTTTCACTAACTAAAACATCACCTTCTTTTCTCTTTTCTATTCTTTGACTAATAGTATTTATCCTATTAATGAATCCTTTATTAACTTCCTCATCACTACCCCATACTCCATTAGTAACGAGCATAGTAGCTTCTAAATTATTTTCAGGGTTCATAGAAGGACCGTTAAATTCTTCTTCTCTTTGTTCAACCATATAACACCTCCAACTCGTAGTCTTTATTAGGTTCACAATTATACTTCTTCATTTCTTTACGAATACCTAAAATTAAATCTTCACAACTTTTAATGACTAATTTTCTTACTTCACCATTAGGTGTTCTATAATTACCTTCTTTTAACTTTAAAGAGAAAATTATTTGATTATTTTTCTCTTTTGTTTGAATAATAAACAGTTTTTTAAGCAAAAAAGGTACTTTACTATTTTTTTTTACACCAGTAACACCTTTATCACTTAAACTTTTAACTTTAAAACCTATAACTATTTTCTCTTCCATTATACTAAAACCTCCATTATCCCAGCAATAAAACCAAATAAAAAAATTAAAAAATAGAAACTACCAACTATAAAAGATAATACTACACTTGTTTTTAACCAAAAACTTAAATCTTTAAATTTTATTTTACTCATTCTTTATACCTCCAACCTTTATTATATAATAAATGGTTAATAATAAATGCTAACACAAAAACTAAAATAAATATTATATTAAACCATTCCATTAAAAAAGTTGGTTTAACGCCAACACTCTCACCTTTATACATTAAAAAACTTTGATACATATATTCAGGTACTTTTTCACAAAAAGATTCATGTCTATAATAATAATCACCGTTAATGTTACAAAAACTATAAAATTCATTTTCGCATACTGGTTCATTACATTCTAAATAAAAATATGGTTCTCTTATATTACTAAACCCTGTATCACTCCATAATAAAATAAATAAAAATATCACAAAAACTAAAGCAATATTAAAAATTAGTTTATTAACCTTATATCCTTTACCCCATGTTTTAATATCAAACTTAGTTTCCCATTCCTTTATTTTTTTTAACCAATTCATGGCAACCTTTTTCCCTCACCATTTACATATTGAGCAGAACTCATACTAACAATCATTAAGTTGCCCATATCTTGTTGTGAAAAGTTTTGAGTGTTCTTCCATTCACCAGTAACTTTATCTAACCAACCTTTTTTAAAAGTTATACTCAAAAAAGGTTTACCTTCTTTTGTTTGGTTTTCCCATAAACTCGCCTGAATCATTCCTGACCTAAAAACCTTAACAGGTCTTTTAAACTCACTACTAGTTTTACTAGTTGTATTTAATTCATTGTTTGTTTTTTCCATTTTTTATTTACTTCCTCTTAAATACCCTGACTCGTCAAAATTAATTAATTTTAACTGAGTTAATGTGTTACTTAATATTTCTAAAGCTTTTTCTTTACTATTCATATTAATAATATCAATAGCGTACTCTAAACCCTCGATTTTCCCATCACTAAACCTATCAAACATTTTAATCACCTATAATTATTCATACTAAGATCTCCGACCTCTATATATTTACTAAGATTATCATCATCTAAAGATCCTTTTATGAATTCCATGTTTAACCAACAATGCTCTTGGCTCTTAGAATCAAACCCAATATTAATATTAACCCTTTTACTTAATATACCTTTAGTCTGTAAAAACTTAAGTATATCTCTATCGCTAACAATATCTAAAGCTCTATGGTCACAAAACTCTGAGTAAAGTGTTCTAACATCGCTTTTAATACATTTACAATTCTTACTAAACTTTAAGTATTCATCAAAGAAAACAATAAAGCTATTAGAATCTCTTAACCATTCATTTCTAGTCTCTTCGGTTGTTTTCTCATTGCTAAACTTTTTATTCTTAAACAATCTATCTAAACCATCTAAAGACCAATTTAGCAACCCACTCATTTCAATTGGATTATTTAATTTTTCGATAATATTAATAATTCTAATACCATATCTATCTTTACTCTTATCATCAATATTATTATAAATATCTTTACTTACAAATGTTTTATTAAAATTTAAAACATTCCATCTTCTAAAAAATCCATCAGTAATGTCATAAGTAGGTGGTCTGTCATTACAATTAAAAATTAGTTTAGCATGGTTAGTAAATTGAATACTGGTCTTAAATTTACGACTAGCATTAATAGTATCACGACCTGTTAGTTCTTTAAACCTATCAGTATTAACAATAGCACTTTTAGATAACTCACCAGTTAAATTAGCAAATTTCCCATGCAAATTAACAATCTCAAAACTGTCATGTTTCTCTAATACCTTATATGTAATATTGCTAACATTATCACAACCTAAAAAAAGTTCTATTAATTCAAGAGTTTTACTTTTACCATTACTACCATTACCTCTAAATAAAAAAGCTTTCTCTAAGAAATTATCACGATAAAGACAATATCCTATAAGCTCCTGCATACCTTTAACATCGGTATCATTTAAAGTGTTAGAAAAAAAAGACTTAATCTTTTTACAATCAGTAACATTATTATAATTAGCATTAAGTTTAGTGAAAAATATTTTTTTATGACTAAATTTTTCTAATTTACGAGTTTTAACATTTAATATACCGTTTAATACACAAATCTCATCCTTATTATAATTATTAAAGAATTTATCATGATCTATATAATTGTCAGCAATAACTTTATTTATTACTTGATTAACAATATAAGCACTATAAGCGTCTTTTAATAATCGACGAGTTACTTCTTTAATATAACTTTTACCATTTGGGATATATATACCATTTTTATACATCCATATTTCCTCTTTATCATCATCACGAATACTATAAAAATAATTAAAGGTATCTAAATAAATTACTAGTTCCTCACTTACTTTATCATAATCTTTTTGTAATATTAATCTAACAGCTCTATCTTCAATTTCTTTCTCTTCCTTCTTTATAGCTTGTAAAAAATCAGTATTTATATTTTTATTTATATCAGTAATCAAAAATAACACCTCGTCTTATTCTTGCCACTTTTCCAATGTGGCACACATTCTAAAGCAATCGGGACATTTTCAGTATTTTTCTGGGATTCGGCTTTATAATAATTAATAAATTTATTTCTGAATTCTATTCTTTCTTCTTTTGA